ATGGCTGTATCGCTAGTGGTGATGAATAGAGTTGAAGACCATAGATTTCCCAATACAGTTTGTGGAGTCGTCAAGCAAGGACTTAGATATAAGAACGACAAAGTTGTTTTGGGGAAATGCCAGTTCAGTTGGTACTGTGATGGCAAGCCTGATAAACCTAAAAATAAACAGGCATGGTTGAAGGCACAACAAGTAGCGTCAATAGTACTGGATGGGAGCATGGTTGATTTCACTGAGGGATCAACCCACTACCATGCGTACTATGTCTATCCCTCGTGGCGTAAAACAATAACAAAAGTGACTAGGATAGACAGTCACATATTTTATCGATGGGAGCAGTAATATGAACGAGTTAATAGATTTTGGGTTTACCCTCTGGATTGTCTTAATATTTCTGGTGGGTATGCCTATGCTACTAGAGTGGCTATGGCTATTCTACAAAACAATAATTGGAAAGGAAAATCATGAACGAACTACAGGAAAGGATTGATGATCTCAATACATTGATAGAGCAAATCAATGACAAGGAGAGAGATTACCTTCAGCGATGGAGCGATGTCGATAAGTCAGCGACTATCATTCAAAGCCTTATATCAATCATTAAGCTAGACGTACTGGAGCTAGTTGTGAAGTACAAATTTGATATGAAGAACCTAGACTTAGCTATGGAGGAGCATCACTTATCATCAAGTACTAAATATTTATTTGACCCAGATATAACCAGTGAAGGAGGAAACAATGAGGACAGATAGTAACATGGAGAACATAAAGTTCTTACTGGACAGTATGGACTTAAACGAAACATATATGGATGATCCAAGACAGTATGTTCCAGTCTTTGAAAAGATAGTTCTTGGTCTTAAGCCTATAGTTAAGAGCAAGGATGTTAGTCCACAGGACTTTGCTGTGGCTCTCACATTATACTCTATTGAGATGATGTTTCTTTATGCACCTAAAAAGAATGTAGCTCTTTACACCCTACTCGATATGATCAAAGCCAAGTTGGATATGATACGCATTGAGGAAGGGCAAGAGAAAGACATTGATGGTGAGGCGTAAAGATGTTAACTCTGGGAAATCAAATCATGATTACTTCATAGTTTGATTTTCCTTCAACTGGAGGTGGGGAAACTCACCTCCTTTTTTAGGAATACACATGAATAAATTATCAGAAGAATTATTGGTCAAACCCATAACAGGGAAGGAGACACACAAGTGGCTAAAAGAAAAGCACTACGCCAAGAGAGTGCCTAGTATAACCTACGCCTATGGTCTTATAAAAGGTCATGAGCTTGTCGGTGTTGTCACTTATGGCAAGCCTCCCAGTCCATCGTTATGCGATGGCGTATGTGGCAAGGATCACTCAGCTAAAGTATTTGAATTAAATAGGCTATGCCTGTTAGACAATCGTAAGAACGAGGCATCGTTTCTTGTGGCTAACAGTCTACAGCAACTGCCTAAACCAAAAATTATTATATCCTATGCCGATACATCCTATGGTCATGTCGGTATAATCTATCAGGCGTGTAACTTTCTTTATACAGGCTTGTCCGATAAGCGTACCGAATGGAGAGAAAAGAACAGTAACGCCCACAGTAAGACAATCTGTGAGCAGTACACTCTTGAGGAGCGTATGAACAGCGATGCCTTTGAGGTTGTCGAGCGACCACGCAAACATCGATATATCTTTATTGTTGCAAGCAAGACAGAAAAGAGAAGGCTAACCAAATTAATAAACTATGACCAACAGGATTATCCTAGAGGTGTATCAAGACGTTACGATTCAAGTGCTGATATACCTATACAAGGCATATTAATTTAAAGGAAAATCATGAAACCATGTATACGCTCTGGCTATTGTTGCCAGACTGCACCTTGTGGCTTTGGCGAGGTCACAAGCCCTGAGAACCCCTCATGTCGATTTCTAGGCGGGGCTAGGTCAGGGGAGTACTTTTGCACTAAATATGAAGAGATAGTGCTAGGATCGCCTCAGAATGGTGCTGAGATCAGTCCTGCCTTTGGTTCTGGCTGTTGCAGTCCATTTAATTCATTAAGACATAAACTTTTAAACAAATCATAGGAGAAATTATGGGAATAAGATTATTTATCTCAGGAGAGGAGAAACAAAAAGATCAGGTCACTTATCTTAAGGATAAAATGACTGATATAAAATCACGAATTAAATCCGACAAAAAGTTATTAAAAGAGGTAACTTCTAGGATAGAACACTTGGAAAAAAGAAAAGGGGAGATTGCTGTACTTCTTAATGCTGTAGAGGTCAAGCAATCTTCTATCAAGAAGGCTCAAAACAGGGCAAGATATCTTGTGAGAAAGCATGACTTTCTTACTCTTGAATATGATGACTATGATTACTGGATTGAAAGTAGTTCACCAGTTCACATGGATGAAGATGGTCAGTGGGATGAGGACAGTGATTATTACATAGACGCAGGTATGAGGCACGTTCATGTTCAACCTGATAACTCCCACTGGCTAGACATTGTGGAAGTGTGTGAACGTATAGTTAACGATGTAATAAAAAAAGGGAGGAACTAGTCCTCCCTTAGTGTATAAAGCAAAACAAAGGGCGAGGCTCGACCTTTGGTCTACACTATATGTAGCAGTAGTGGTCTAAAAAGGCAAGTCATCCTCTTCTTTAACAGGTATCTTGATCTTTTTAGGCTCCACCACAGGAGGCTGTATAATCTTTGGCTCTATGTATTCCCTGTATTGACTTGTGTCAGTATCAAAGGATAGCTCTGTGGAACCCTGTTTGCCTATCCAGTTAAAACGCATCTTCCATATCATAATCTGTGTAACGTCATCCTGATGAGGTCTTGGCCTGTGTACTGTCATTCCACAGTCTGATTTACTAAACCACGCTGATGATCCAGAGATATCGTAACCTTTTGGGGGTGGTACTTTACCAGTGCTGTCACGCATCATCTTTGTGGGATGTGCCACAAACCAAACGTGAACACCATAAGACTGGGCAAACACTCTCAGTCGTGTCAGCATATCAGAGATGTAATCTGTCTCTGACATATTGTTAGCTTTTGTTATGTAGTTGTAGGGATCGATAACCACACCTCGAATACCATAACGCATAACCGACACTCGAAGTCTTTCGATAATACTATCCAGACTTGTTAAGCTACCATCACGCTGATATAAAAAAGAGAAATGATCGGAGACAAACTTTTTACCCTTTTCTAGTTCGTCTTCGGTCATTCTTGGCTTGTCACTCTCATAGAATGGTTTGCCAATATATTTAGAAATTAATTTAGCAATGTGAACCTTTGGTTCATTCTCAAAACTACAAATGGAAAACTTCCATTCAAACTCTCTTGCCATATTCATCATGATAGAATCAACAAACTCAGATTTACCTGATGAAGGATGGCCTGTTACAATAGTAAGCTGTCCTTCGACAACGCTGTAAAATTCATCGACATTGGAATATCCTGTGCTTTTCCCTTTGCCAAATCCCTTGTTGTATATCTCATGCACTTCTTCATAGAAGTCTGATGGGTTATATAGGCCTGCCACAGGATATGGTTGGGCGTTCTCAACGATTTCCCTGAGAACGTCCTTACCATGTTTTACAATAACGTCATTGGCATCCTTGCACTCCTCTGGGTAATCCAGTTTCCAACACTTGTCTTTACCAATGCGTCTAGCCATTTCCTCTGCCATAGCTATGCCTGCTGAGTCATTGTCGGTTGCAATAATGACCTTCTCTGCACTCTCTATGATATCCTTGGCGTTCCAGATAAAACGAAACTTATTATCGTCTGATGGATCAATACGGCCATCAGTAACCTTCATAATTGCTCCATGAGGCACTGAGCATACATTGCTTATCGATGCCTCGACAAAGGCACAGCAATCCATTTCACCTTCGCATATTATTAAAGGCTCTTCTGGATTTATGTTATCGATATTAAAGAAAGTTTTAGGTGACCCATCACAGGCAAAACCCTTCTCACTGATCGACCTTATCTTGGAGGCGTACTTGTGACCATTGGATTGATAGGGAAAGGTTATACACTCTGTTTTTGATCCTATGCTTTGTATGTAGTTGTGTGTTGTTTTAATGCCTAACTTATCGGCTGTTTCTTCTGTTATCCCTCTGGACTTTAACCACTCTCTGCCTTTGTCTGACAGAGGCTTTACCTCGTTTAACCTCACCAACTCCATACCAAATACCTCTCCTTTTTCATCGAATCTTTTTGCCCCAGATGTACCACAGTGATGACACATATAGACGAATTTATCTGCCGTAATATTAACAGATAAAGTTTTTAAATTTTTCTTTTTTCTATTTTGACACTCTATACTTGGGCAACGCAGTTTATACTGACCTATACTATACCCATGTATCGTGTCGAGAATACTTTCTACGTTCACGATTCACCTCATTTGTTTTGCTCAGACCAGATTAATAAAAATTTTTTTTCTGGTCAACTTAGAAAAACACAGTACAATACATGGTATACCATGTTATATGGTATACCTATTATAATAAACCACTTGGTATACCATAGCTATCGAATGGTGTTAGCCGTATGATAGCTCTAGGGTTCTCCTTATCTAAACCCCAGTAGATTGTTTTCTGTTTTACCTGTCTATCATTCTTATAAATAAAACCCTGTAGGCAATCCAATATTAAACTCTCGTCTAAATCTGGCCTCCTTGTGGCATAGTAAATCATAATCTCTATGGCTACGTCACACTCTATAAGAGGATCAAGTTGTGGGCATTGCTTTTTAAATCCACTAACGTATGCCAATGCCTTTTTAGATTTAATGGGAACCACTCTATTGTGTATCTTTACAAGTTTTCTCTGGTTGGCCTTCGATGCAGGCTCTCCCAGTATCTCAAATTTAACATCAAAGTTTTGTTCAACAAAATCTTGATCTTTGTTCAATAAATTCATATATTAACCTCAGAAGGAAAATCAAAATGATTACAAACAAGCATAACCTACCAGAGGCGTTTGTCAATTTCGCCAAGAAGGATACCTATTCCAGAGGACAGGCTGATATATCAGTCACTAGTCTAATCGATGCTCCACGAGTTCGTATGATGAAGGAGCAGTATAAGGAAGAAATATCCTTCGATGTTATCGATAACATATGGGCATTGTTTGGTACGGCAGTGCATCACATATTAGAAAGTGCCAAATCAGAAACACTAGTCAAAGAGGAACGCCTGTTTGTAGACATAGATGGGTGGACACTATCAGGAGCTATTGATCAGCAAGAGATAGATGACGATGGCATAAACATTATAGACTATAAGGTCACCTCAGTGTGGTCAGTCATATACGATAAACAGGCATGGCATGAACAATTAAACTGCTATGCCCACCTTGTTGAGATGAACAAGGATAAGCCAGTTAAAAGTCTAAAGATATGCGCCATCCTGAGAGACTGGCAACAAAGGGATGCCAGAAACAAAGACAACTATCCCAAGGCTCCTATTGTTCTTGTGGATATACCACTGTGGTCTTTTAATGAAAGGGATGTGTATGTGCGTTCTCGCATGGCTCTGCATAGATCAGCCAGTGACATGGTTACTGTTATGAAAGATTCAGACCTACCAGTGGATGCCTTTTTTCCTAAATGTACCGACACAGAGAGATGGTCACAGCCTGAGAAGTGGGCTGTTATGCTCAAGGGAAACAAGAAGGCAAAGAAAG